AGCATATGGTGTATTATAGGCACCTGCAGCTCCTGACATAGATATTTCATCTACATCTTCTTCAAAAATAGCTTTTTTATAGTCTTCTGGGTAGTTATTTCTAACATGGGTACGAATTGCATTTCTTAATTGTTTTGCTTGTTCGTATATGTCTAAGAATTTTTTATCATCTTTAGCTTTTTGGTATACACCTTTAGCTGTTGATGCTAATTCCATAGAATCTTCAACTAGTTTAGTTAAATTTGGAACATAATCAATAGACCAAGATATAGCACCAGTTTCAGGATCTTTACCTGTAACTACAGATTTTACCCCACCATCAACTTTTATATCTCCTATTTCTATTTCTTTAAGTTTATACTTGTGTACCATTTGCTGTTTGTATTTCATTTATTAATTGGTAGTAACGTAACAAGTCGACTAAATTATTGTCTCCAACTTTATCCGTTTTCTGTAACTCAGTTAGAAATTTAGTTACTTCAGTAATTTTTACTTGTGTGGCTTTATCCTTAATATTTTTAGTTATTTTGGATAAGGTTGATTTTAATTCTATAATTTTTACATTATAAAAGTTTCTTAAGTCTGGGGTTGAATCTACGGAATTAATATATTCTTTAAGGACTTGTTTTTGACCATCTGTTAAAGTGTCATACTTATTATTAAATTTTTCTAATAATACTTTATAAGTTAAAGTTCTTATATCTTTATCGTAGGTTGAAAATTCTTCAAGTACCGTTTGTTTAGAATCATTGGTAACTTCTTTTTTAGTTAAATGTTCTAATAAAGTTATCTTATTATCCACTAATTGTGTGGGGTTAGAAATAAATGAAGAATTAACATTTTCTACTAGAGTATATAAAGCAGCTAGCTCCTTATAATTTGTTATTTTAGAACCAAAAAAGGATTCTAAATTATAATGTTTTTTTATTTCATTAATTAAATTATACTTTTGTTTTTTTAAAGACTTTCTATTAAATTTAGTTGACGCCTCTAATATAGTATCAATTACTAATGTAGCTCTACCTTCACTAATTACTTTAGATTTAAGTATAGATTCATATAGTTTATATTCTTTACCTAAACTAGTATTTATGAAATATTCTTTTAATATATCTATAGCTGGGGAGTTACCACCCTTAAGTGTATCAGCGGTAATTTGACGAACTAGTAATTCGAAAAGAATACCTGTGTTTTTGTATTTTGAGTGTTTAATTTTCATCAAGAATATATTTATTTATAAATATGTGGAGTATTTTACTTCTTTAATTGTTTTTCATCTAAAAGTGAAGAATCATCTTTATCCTCTTCAAATATCAATACCTTTTTATCTAAATCCTTAAACATATCTAAATTTTTCATATATGAAGACCGAGCACCTTCTAAAGCTAATGGACTTCCTCCTTTAAATTTAGGTTTAATAGAATTAGAATCATTTTTATCTGTATCTTTCATACGTTTAACTCCTAATCTATCTTTACCAAAATTATCATCTTGTGTATTACGTTTTACATTAGTATCCTTTGGTCTACCTAATTTTGGATCATCTGCTGCATACTCCTCTGGTTTTGGAACTGCCCCTGGGTCTGTGTACATTCTGCCACTACCATATAGTGAAGCTAAATCGTGAGGTGTACCATAAGATTTACCAGTTTCTACAGGATCATTACCTTCTGCTTCAATTTGAGCTAATCTAAATTTACGTTTAGCATCTTGTCTAGATAAATCTCTATATTCATCATATTGGTCTTCACTAAAATGGTAAACATTATCATAAATCCAATCTGATGGGACTAAACCTTGTTCTAATAACTGTTGGGATAATTCTGTTTTTGATTTAAGTAACTCAATTTTTTCTTGTTCTAATATAATAGATGGACTAGACATTTCTAAAGTAAAATTAGTTAAGGTTTCATCAGTATATCCTTGGGTATACAAATGAACTAACGCAATTTTATTCAGTTCAGATACTAGTATTCTTTGTATTCTTTCAATTGTACGTGCAAATCTAATATCTTGTTGTGCTAATGTAGCCTTACCCTCAACTCCTTCTTCATATCCTAAAAATGCTTTTGGGATTTTAAGTGCTGCAAATAATTTACCTCTTAAATATTCAACATCAGCAATCCCATCATATTGTAATCCTGGGGTTGTTTCTATTTTTGTTGTTTGGTCATTACCACGAACAGGAATATAGAAATCTTCAAGCATATTTTGCATATTATACTTTAAGTTATATTCACCCGTTTTATTGTCCTGGAATGGGGTACGTTTTAAATTACTAATTGTTTTTTGCATAAATGCATCTATCTCATTAGGAGGTATAGATCCAACATTCATGTAAAAGATACGTTTTTCAGGGGCACGAGCAATTCTATGTATTAACATTGCATCTTCCATTAAAACATATTGTTTATATAATTTTCGAGCGGGTTCAATATAAGCTCTTCCATAAGGTAGATAATTTACATCTGAAAGTAATCTAAAGTGAGCCATTTCATAATTGTCAAAGAAAATACCCTGCTCATCATTTAAATTTCCTGCAGTTGAACCTGGTACAGGATACATACCTGAACTTAAATTATCCATTCCATCAGGAGCGTATCTAAATCTAATAGCGGAAGGATTTTGTGGGTTATAACCTTCTTGTCTTTCTATATGGTAGGCAGTATAAGGAATTACATTATAAACCCCATATTTTTCAGCAATTTCTAATTTTAGGAAAAAATCACCATATTTACACATTTGTCGAACCCACATCCATAGATTAAATTCAACATTTAACACATCATAAAATAAATTATAAAGTATTTTTTGTATATCTTCATTAGCACTTCTAATTTGAAGTACTTCACCCATATCATTTTTTAAAGTTGATTCATCTGCTAAAACATCAAGAGCAGATGCTATAATAGCATCATTATCCATTAAATCATATTCAGAATATAATTGAGGTCTTAAATATTGATAATTCATATTGAATTGGGCGCCATACAAAGAAGAAGGGCTTGTAGAAAAAACCCTATTATATCTATCCATCAATGAGTTAGTTTCTAACTCACCTGTAGATTGTATTTTAGCACTATCAATTACTTTTATTTGATTTCCACCTACATTTCTTATTACTACATCAGTAGAAAATAATCTTTTTAATCTTGAAAATACGCTTTTATCAGCCATAGTATATTATTATTATTATAAATATTATTAAAGGAGCCATTTAATATTTTCCTTACCATCTGGTGTATTCATGTGATAAGGGTTATCTGAACCTTGTGAGAAACCATATCCTCCTTGATACGAAGTCCTATCTACAGACATATTGCCTAAAGCATTTTTAGTTGCCTGTAATCCTTGTTGTCTTAATTTTAGGGCTGTATCTCTGATATACATTCCAATACCAAATGACATTACTAAATCATCATTATACCCACTTTGAGCCTCTGCTCTATTATTTCTCCATATAAAGGTTTTCATTTCTTCTATTAACCTTTTTGATTGTATTGTTACTCCTTTATCACTAATATATTCTTGGAACTTACCTATTATCATAGGACGTGTTCTAGATGACATTGTAAACCCAGCTACCATTTTTGAATGGTCCTGATATTTGTCAAAATACGAATTGGATGATGGGGAGTCACTCTTTTGTGAATAATAAAGGTTTGGATATCCTCTATCTAAAGCAACTTGTATAGTTGCCCACCCAATATTAGCATTTTCAATTACAAGCATTGCTTCATTATATTCAGTAGCTAAACCAACTAATAAATGCCCATATTCTTTAGTTCCTAATTGACCTTTATATTCTGCAACTTGTACATTATTTGCTACATCAATTACATGACACGCAGAATAATCTTTTCCATCACCACGGGCAACATCAGCTACAATAACATAATCCCTTGTGTAGTCAGGTGATTCCCAAACCCATAAATTTTGATCTGCACCTCTTCTTTCCATAGGATCTTTTACATATGTTTTTTCGTAAAAATCTATATATTCAGGGTAAAATACTATATCACCAGAGGTACTAAAATCACAATCACATTCCTGTGCAGCCATTCTAGGATCTCCTAATAATTCATCTTGTTGATCTCTCCAATTTTGGTCTCGTTCTGGGTGGACAAACCATGGTAATTTAATAGGTAAAAATTGATTTTCACTAGACTCTGCTCTAACCCATGTTTGATGAAACCAATTACCTGTACCATATGGTGTACTTAATGCTATACACCCACCACCAGTTGCTAGTGTTTGTTGGGCTGAAGCCCATATTTCTCCAATATTATCAATAAAAGCAGCTTCATCAATTAATAGTAAAGATACTGCTTCTGATCTACCTGCATCACTTGAGGCTGAGGTAGCTTTAATTTGTGATCCATTATTGAGTCGTAATGTTAGTTTATTATTTTCAGCTGCATCTATTTTAAGCCATGATGGTAAATTTTCATACATGAATTTTACCTTTGTAACCATGTTTTTAGCTGTTTCTTGCTTAGTTGCAATACAAAGTATGTTTTTATCTTTATGAAATATCATTAACCATAAAGAATAACCTGCGGAAAGTGTTGATATACCTAATTGTCTAGATTTTAAGATAATCGAATATGGATTATCTCTCATTAACGTTAATACTTTTTCTTGAAATGGGTATAAATTGAATTGTATGCGACCACGTTGTGGGTGCTGTATATAACAGTACTTACGCATAAAATGTACTGGATCCTGGGCACATTTAAGGTATTCTTGACGGATTACTTTTTTAATATCTGACATGCAGTTATTTTAATATAAGTATTACACCACCAAGTGCTACTAAACCAGCACCTCCTAGTATTTTATTTTTAATCTTTTGTTTTTTAATTTCAAGTTTTAACTTGTCATTTAATTGTTTAGTAAACTCTAATTGAGAACCCTTTGTTTCTAGTATAGAATTAAAATTACTAATTTGGAAATTAAGATTATTGATAACACTATCTTTTAATACAACTTTATTTTCTAATAGTGAATATTTGGTTGTTATTAGCTTTAATTCATCTTTAAAACTATCCCCAATTATTAAATCTTTAATTACTAATCGTGCTATTGGTTTTTTTAATCGAATCGAGGTGCTGTCTATAACGTTCTGTGAAAAACTGTTCAAGCTCATCATACTTATAAGAATCAACATTATTAACTTTCTCATTTGTTTGTTTTTTTAATATAACTATTTTATTATCTTGCTTACTAATTTCTTGGTCTAATACTAATATTTGATTAGTTAATGTATCGATTTCTAATGTTAAATTTTCGTTTACATCGTGTAAAGAATTAATTTTATCATTTAAAGCTTCTATTTTACTATTATACTCATTAATATATTCTTCCTCATTTGAGGAGTACATATTAACTAAATAGTAAACACTAAAAAATATTATAGCGAAATATAAAAACCTTTCTTTAGATGACATTATATCTTCTTTTTATCTAGAATACTTTCTAGTTCTTTTTTTAATTTAGTTTTATCTTTTAAGACTTTAACTAATTTTTCTTTTTCTTCACCTTCAGCTTTAGAATACTTTTTAGCTAATGATTTCATCTCACGAGTTAATAGTGCTAATTCTTCTTTTGCTTTAGCTAAACCTTTAGTTTTTTTAATATCAGATTTAGTTGGTTCTTTATCTTCATCTTCATTCATTGCACCTCTTTTAACAATAGCATCATATGCTTTGCCAACATCACCTTTATATAATTGATCTACTATTTTTTTACCTAGTTTTTCTAACTGGGTGTCGTCCAAAGAATGTTTTTTACCAAATCCTTCTAAATAAGACATACCAATGTCTAAATAATCATAAAAAAAGTCTTCACCTTTGGGTGTTGCATCTTCCTCTATACCAGCTTCTTTTTTAGCTGTTTCGAGGTCTTTAATTGCGGTTGTTAATTCTTTAGTCTTGGCAATTTCATCCTCAGTGTTTTCAGATAATTCAGAGATTATATTTTCTCTAATGTATTTTTTTAATTCAGATTTTTTCATTATAAAGGTATTTTATTATAA